ATCCTGACGAGACAAATGGCCCTACCATTAGGTGGGGCCTTCCCTTTTTGTTGCTATGGCTGCCACGATCAACGCCACGCTCCAGAGCGAGACAGCCAACAGCTTCGTGACGTTGGCGGAAGCCGATGCGTATTTTGAAACCGTCCCAAGCAGTACGCAGTGGGACAACAAGACTGACGACAAGAAAAATCGTGCATTGATTTCAGCCACGCGCTGGATCGACACGTTGAATTTTTACGGTGATCGTTGCGATGCAGACCAAGCGCTGAGCTGGCCTCGTAATAACTATCACGTGGATCGTGTTGAGCTTGCTTGCTCGGCGATTCCAAATGACATTAAATACGCTACCTATGAGCTAG